AAGTAGGTAAAGTTATGGGTGAGTACAAAGAAGGTACTCTCCATAGCGGTAAAGGTGGTCCTGTCGTTAAAGACAAACGCCAAGCTGTTGCTATTGCCTTGAGCGAAGCTAAGATGCCTATGCGTGGTCAGCGTACAGCTAAGAACAAGGCTAAGAAGAAGTAAATATGGCTCGTCCTGTCACAGTAGGCTTGAACCTTACTGCAAACACTTTAACCACTGTCTATACAGTTCCTACTGGCTACTACGCTAAGTGGAACTTGATGTATTTGTTCAATGGTACAGGGTCAACTAAGCATATTTCAGCTTACTGGACAGACTCAAGCGCAGGTGCTGATATTTACGTTCAGAAAGAAAATACAGTCAGCTCTAAAGAGTATGTACGTATTGACGGAGGCGCTTATGTGGTCATGGAAGAGGGCGACACTATTAAAATGATTAGCGAAGCAGGGAGCACGTTTAGTACTATTTGCACCTTCGAGCTGTTCAAAAAAGAAGGTATTTAATAAATGACATATCTAGAACTTGTTAACAACGTCTTACGTAGGCTCCGTGAGCCTGTGGTGACCAGCGTTAACGATACTCCTTACGCTTCTATGCTAGGTGTGTTCGTTAATGATGCTAAGCGTGAAGTAGAAGATGCTCTTGAGTGGAACTCTCTGTCTTCCACTATTTCAGTCACTACTGTGGCTGATACTTACAACTATACCTTGACAGGTGCAGGTACTCGTTTCCGTGTCATTGATGTCTTGAACGACACAAGTAATATTGTTATTCGTCAAGCTCCGTCTTCTTGGATGAACAAGCAGTTTCTCTTAGGCACTACAGCAACCAATACACCTATCTATTACAACTTTAACGGTGTTAATAGTAGCAATGATACACAAGTTGATTTGTTCCCTATTCCTAATGGTGCTTACACTCTCCGTTTTAACTTGATTATCCCTCAAGCTGAATTGACTGCAAATACTGATCGTGTATTAGTTCCCGGTCACTTGGTAGCTATGTTGGCTTACGCTAAAGCTATTGCTGAACGTGGTGAAGACGGTGGTAACTTGTCTTCTGAGGCTTATGCCTTGTATAAGACAGCTCTGGCTAACGAAGTAGCTATTGAACGTAATCGTTACGAAGACGAGATGAACTGGACAGCTCCTTAACATGGCTGAAGAACTCTTAGCATCTTCTATCTCAGCTCCCGGCTTCATGGGAGTTAACACTCAGGACTCATCAGTGGGTCTTGAGTCTGGCTATGCCACTAAAGCTTTTAACTGCGTCATCGACAAGTTTGGTCGTATTGGTGCTCGTAAAGGCTGGTTAGCTAAACACGCTACTAATGCTACTTTAAGCACAGCTGACGTTGAGTCTATCCATGAGTTGATTGATGGTGCAGGTAACTCATACATTGTGTTTGCCGGTAACAATAAACTGTTTAAGCTTGTAGGCTCTACAGTCACTGAGTTGACTTATGGCGGTGGTGGATCAGCTCCTACGATCTCAGACAGTAACTGGCAGATGGCTCCTTTGAGTGGCTGTTTGTATCTGTATCAGTCTGGTCATGATCCTCTTGTGTTCGATCCAGCTACCTCAGCTACTACTTATAAACGTATCTCTGAGAAGACAGGTTATCTAGGTACAGTCCAGTCTTCCAACTGTGTAATTAGTGCCTATGGTCGTACATGGTCAGCTAATACTGCTACAGACAAGACTACCGTTCAATTCTCTGACCTCCAAGCTGGTCATGTGTTGTCTACAGGTACATCAGGTACTCTGAACGTAGCTCAGGTGTGGCCTAACGGTGCAGATGAGATCATTGCTTTAGCTGCTCATAATCACCAGTTGTTTATCTTTGGTCGTCGTCAGATCTTGATTTACACAGGCGCTGAAGATCCTTCGACTATGCGTCTCTACGACACTATCTCAGGTGTTGGCTGCTGTGCTCGTGATTCTGTAGCTAAGACAGGCACTGATGTCTTCTTCTTGTCTGATTCTGGTGTACGTTCTATTGCTCGTACTATCCAAGAGAAGTCAGCTCCTTTGACTGATATCAGCTCTAATGTCCGTGATGACTTAGTGTCTAACCTGAGCTTTGAAACACTGGCTAACATTAAAGCTGTGTTCTCAGACAACAACGCCTTCTACCTCCTGACATTCCCTACGTCTAACGTTACGTATTGCTTCGATACACGTACTAAGCTCCCTAACGGTGCAGCTCGTGTAACTACTTGGAACTTGGTTCCTAAGGCTTTGTTCGTTAATCGTAGCAAAGAAGTGTTGATGGGCTTTGCTGGTTACGTTGGTTACTACACTGGTCAATTAGACCGTACATCGTCATATCGCTTAGAGTATATGTCTAACTATATTGACTTTGGTCAACCGATGAAGGTTAAGATACTGAAGAAAGTGGGCTTTACTCTTATTGGCGGTAATAATGCCCCTATATCTGTTAAATACGCTTTCGATTATCAGCCTAGCTTTCAATCACGTAATATTGTGATGGGTAACCTATCTCTCTCTGAATGGGGTACAGCTGAGTTCGGTATTGCTGAGTGGACAGGTGGTATCGTCTTTGATAACCAACGTATTCAAGCTGGCGGTAGCGGTAACGTAGTTCAGTTCGGTATCGAGACTGTTATTAATAACTTTGAATTAAGCATTCAGAAGATGGATGTATTTGTTAAAATGGGAAGAACACTATGAGTGATTATACACCTGCAACGGACTTTGCAGCTAAGGATGCCTTATCGACAGGTAACCCATCTAAGCTTGTTAAAGGCGTGGAAGTATCGGCTGAGTTTGATGCTATTCAAGTTGCTATTGCTTCTAAAGCCGATGAAGCATCTCCTGCTTTTTCTGGTACTTTCTCTGGTACATATACCATTGACTGTGGAACCTATTAAGTCAGTAAAGACACCTGTGGTCTTACGACAAGACTACGTGATGTACTTAGAGTTCTTCAACGGTTATCTTTGGTTTCATACAGACATATTGAGATGGACATCTAAGGTAAAAAGAGAGTTCATTAAGGATTTAAACACTGTTCAGAGTCTTCTACCTGCTCCTTTAGTGGCACTAGTGACAGAAGACAATGAAAAGTTAGCTAAGTTCGGTGATTCAGTAGGCTGGATAAGAGGACAACAAATTATGTTAAATAACGGCTCAACAGCCTACATCTATTCTTGGAGTAAATAATATGGGTGGTTTTGTAAGTGATGTGGTAGGTGGCGTAGGAGATGCTCTTGGAGGAGCTGTTAAGACAGTAGCCCCCTATGCTGGTCTTATTGGCGCAGCCTCTGGTGTACCCGGCGGCGCTCTTTTAGGTGGGCTTGCTGGTGGTGTTTTAGGCGGTGCCGGAAATACTCAACAGAGTCAGCAAAATTATGCTAATATGCTGCAAGGCTTGTTTGGCACTGCTGGTTCAATGCAGCAGAATTCTGTGTCACGAGCTGCTGCTGAAGCGGCTCAACGACAAGCCTTAGCTGGTGGTCAAACAGCCGCTAACATGGCTGCATTTAGGCCTGTAGGTACGACCACTCGATTTGGCACATCTGCTTACAGTGTTGACCCCGCTACTGGTGGTCTTAAAGCTGACTACTCTCTGTCTCCTTTGGCTCAAGGCTATCAGAATCAGTTGGCAGGTATGACCAATCAAGGTCTAATGCAAGGCCAACAACTGCAAAGCTTAGCTAACCAGTACCTCGGCGAGTCTCCTAATGCCGTACGTCAGCGTTATATTGAACAACAGACTGCTTTGACTGCACCGGGCAACGAGCAAGCTTTGGCAGGTATCCGTAATAACTTGTTCCAGACAGGTCGTGAAGGCTTGGCTACAGGTGCTACCTCAGCTGGTGGCTTGGCTGCTACTAACCCTGAAATGGCTGCTTACTATAACTCTTTGGCTAACCAACAGCGTCAGATTGCAGCAGGTGCTGACCAAGCAGCTCAACAGCAGATCACTTTTGGCCAAGGTTTGGCAGGCTCTGCTTATCAGCCTTTCACAGCTGGCTTCGGTGCTCAAGGTGCTGTGGAACAAGCTGCTCAGCAACCATTGACTTTGTCTTCAGAACTGGCTAAACTACAGGCTACAGCAGGGGCTAATCAAGGTCAACTGTATAACACAGGTGCTCAACGAGCTGCTGCACTGTCACTTGCTCCAGAGATGCAAACAAGCAACACAGCTAATATCTTAGGTGGCTTAGCTGATCCTGCTTCACAGCTTGGCTCTGCCTTTGGCGGATTGTTTGGAGGTTTTGGCGGTGGCAGTATTGGAAGTGTTTTACCTAATATTGGCAGCTGGTACGATTCTTCCGCTCAAGACTTTTAAGGAAATAAGATAATATGGCAACAGATTCATCGGTAATGGGGTTATTCACTAGCCCTCAACAGTATCAGCAAGGTCTTCAAGCTGAGGCACTCAATCGAGGTGTAAGCCTAGCTCGTTTGTCTCCTGTGGAGCGAGCTGCTGCTATGGGCTACGCTGGTGCTGCTCAAGCAGGTCGAGGCTTTGCTGGCATGATGGGTGCTGAAGATCCTCAAATGAAGATTCAAAGCGCTCGTCAATCAATTCTTAAAGGTATTGACCAAACAGACGCTACATCTCTTCGTAAAGCAGCTCAACAGTTGGCTGACATGGGTGATATTCAAGGTGCTAATGCTTTAGCTCAACAGTCAGTTGGTATCCAAGCCAAGATTGATGAAAAGCAAGCCGTTCGTGAGACTCAGTTAGAAGCTGTACGTATGCGTAATGAAGCTATGATTCAAGCTGCTCGTGAGCGTGGTGCTACTCAGTTGCAGATTGCTCAGTTGCAGATCGAAAGTCGTAATCAACTGGCTCAGTTAGCTGCTGCTTTAAAAGGAAGTCAACCTAAAGCATTACCTGCAAGTTTGCAAAAAGAAGAGGGTAAGGATTTGGAGACAATTGACACCTACACAGGTCAGATTCAAGCTCTGACACCTGCCTTGAATGCTTTGACCCCCGACGATAAAGGTGTACGTAAGCTTGAATTAGGTCCTTTGAAGAACGCTAAATATGAGGCTCAATTAGCAGCCGGTAATTCAACTCCTGAAGCTTTGGCTTATGAAGGATTAAAATCTGCTGTAGACACAGCTGTTAACCTTCAAGTTAGCGCTGAAAAAGGTGTCCAGACTGACAAAGACGTACTACGTTTTGCTAAGGCTTTGGTGGCTTCCTATGGTCGTAATGATACCAACGCAACAATGCAAGCTTTAAAGCGTTACCAAGAGTCTATTATCAATGCTCAAGAACGTGCTAAAGGCCGTGTAGAGTCCCGCCGTAAATCTCAAGGTGTTGATCCTTATTACGTAGGTGAGACAGCTCAGCAACCTAAACGAATCAAACTGGACTAAAACATGGCAGTTATTTACGAATACGGTGGTCAAGAGTACGAACTTCCTGATGGTTTGTCTAATGAGCAAGCACTCTCTAAGATTAAATCTTATTTAGGACAGCCTACTGAACCTGCTCGTGGTCGTCCCACAATGGCTAATGATCCTCGACGTACTGACGTAGAGCAGCCTCGTACAGGCCTTCAAGAAGCAGGTCGTCAAGCTGCTATGACAGGCCGTACACTCTATGAAGCGTTCACTGCTCCTGCTACTGCTGCTTTAGACTTTGGTGCTGGTTTGTACAACGTAGGTGCTAATTTAGTTGGTTCAGAGAGCCGACTACCTATGTCTTCACAACAGCAAGCAGCTATGTTGAATCAAGTAGGCGCTCCTGTTCCTGAGACAACAGCTGAACAGTTTGCTCAAGGAGGTATTTCAGCTCTTACAGGTCAAGCTGGTTTGGCTAAGGTAGCTCCTTCGGCTGCTGGTAGTCTTGCACGTAGTCTTCCTGCTGCTGCCGCTGGTGGTGCTGTAGCTCAACCTACTGCTGAACTTGTGACCGACATCACAGGTAATCCTCTTACTGGTCAGATTGCAGGCATGGGTGCTTCTTTAGTTGCTGGCGGCGCTGCTGGTAAAGCTGGTGGTATGTTAGAGCCTAAAGCTCCTCAGTTTTCTATTGCAGATGTTAAGGCTCAAGCCGCTAAAAACTACACTGAAATGGATAAACAAGGCATTACCATTAAGCCTAAGAGTGCTTTAGACATGGTAGACAATATGCGTAAAGGCCTAGAAGAAGCTAACTGGATTCCTGAAAACAGTCCAAAGATTCAAAACGCCTTGACTAAGTTTGAATCAATTATTGGTACTGAGCGCCTTCCTTTTAATAAGCTTGAAAAGATTCGCAGCACTGCTTTGAAACTTACACAGGATTCTGATAGTGAGACTCGTCGATTGGGTAAGATACTTGTTGAAGGTGTTGATGACCGTATCAGCTCTTTAAATGGTCGTGATGTCATGCCGGGCACAAGTGGAAGTATTGACGAAGCTGTAAAAGCTGTTATGTCTGCTCGTAAAGAGTGGAGAGCTGCCAGTAAAGCACAAGTGGTTCAAGACCTTTTTGATGTGGCTGAAATACGTGCATTAAAGCCTGAAGTTTCCGAAGCTAAAATTATCCGTGATAAGTTAACTTCTTTGTTAGAGAATAAAAACAAAGCTGCAATGTTTACAGACGCAGAAAAGAATGCAATGAAGTCTGTAATTAACGGCGGTCCTATTGATGCGTTGGCTTCCTTTGTGGGTCGTTTTAACCCTATGCGTCCTTTTGGAGCCGCTTCTTCAGGTGGGGGCGGATTGATCGCTCAAGACCCTACTGTTGGACTTGGTTTAGCTGGATTGGGTTTTGTGACTGATACAGCACAAGGTGCTTTGAAGCGACGAGCTACTGCTGATCTCATTAAAGGAATAGCTTCAGGTACAGTCCAAGACCAACCTAACTACAGATACCAAGGTTTGCTTGGTGGCTTTATGTCTCAACCTTAAAGTATGCCTCTCTTAATCCTTGCTGGTGCTCTCAAGGCTGTTGAGGCTATCCAGC